CGATTGTCGTCCGTGGCCCCCACCGACGCACCACGTCCTGGATCCCCGTCTTCAAATCGTCCCAGCCCACTCTGTCCCTCCAGATGTGCCTCAGGAACAGCCAGTCGTTCTGAGGATCGTAGTCCCACACCGCTGCTACTGTCCAAGATGGGGTTTTCCCGCTCACTTTGCGCGCGATTTCGTGCGACGTGCCGGCGGTGTCAATCGTGCACAGCCGTTGCAGATCTCGCTCATCCCTCCCTGGGTGTAGCGTCTGTCCCTCCCGGTCGAGGGGCACGAGCTGCTGTCCCGCCTGCCGCCATTCGCGCAGCCACGCCACTGGGATGATAGCATCCTCTACCACAGACCAGTCGCCTCGCATTAGGCGCGCCCTCGTGACCGGTGCGAGATGGCTCAGGCTAGCTTCATATTCCTCGGGGTCTAGCGCTGGGTTGTCACGGAGGAGCGCCGGCACGAATGCCCTCTGTCCCTCCTGGTCAGCGTAGAACACTCGCGGCTGCCCGTCGCGTAGCGAATCGATCGCTTCAGTCGTCACGAACCGCCTGAGTACCCACTGATGGCCGATATTTCCGGGGTTCGACGCGGATCGGACCTTGAGCGGCACGGGGTTGTCCCTGGTTTTTCGCAGTCGAGAAAACAGGAATGTGTAGGGATTGCTCTCGTCGTCAGCCAAGCGGAATTCTGTCAGCTCGTCGAATCCGATGTACTGATACTCGCTGCTAGCGTATCGGAATCTGTCATCGGGATTGTCGATATAACCGAATTGCAGAGTCGCACCACTGGGGAATGAGAACATCTTATCCCCACCGTGCCACCTCGCGTCTGTGCTCAGGAGCCACTCTTTCGCCCTCGCCATGATGCTATTTGGCAAGCTCAATCGCGGGAAGTCACGACGCAGGATAAGAGCGGAAAACTGAGGGACGTGTACATACTGAAGTACGTCCATCAGCAATGCGTCTGTTTTCCCAGGCCCCGCGCCACCGCCGTAGAAGGCTTCTTTGCACGTCAGGCCGATGAATGTAGCCTGTTTTGGCCACGGTTTGTGCGGGCACCATCGATCAAGTGTGGCTTCCGTTCCCAGACCCGTTAGCGCCTCGATCTCGGCCAATGTGCGTTCGCTCGGAGAGCTCTTGAGCCACTGCTCTAAGGATTTCAGCTGCTCTGTTGTCAATCGTGATAGCCACGCCATTGAAGTGCCGCTCCGGCTCTTGTTTATGCTCGTCTGCTTGGTTCATCTGCTCCATCTGCGCCAGCGTGCGGATGGCCTGAAGTACGGACCTGTCTGGTGTCCGGGGGTTCATGGCGATTCTCGTCGCTCGATCTACTAGAGGCTTGCGATACTCCTCTGGTATGGGCCATCTCTGTGATACCGCTCGTCGCTCCAACTGGAATTCCCGACGCTCCGTCAGTCCGCTTGCGCCCCCTTCCCCCTGGTGATTAGGGGGTTGATTTTCCTCCGATTCCGTGTTATCAACTACCGTTGCAGTCTTCTTGGTTTCCGTCTTCTCAGCGGTACCACGCTTTTTAGCCCGTGTGGATCGAGTCGCTCCGGTCTTCGCGGGCTTTTTTTTCTTGCCGTTGTCAGTCATTGCTGCAGTGTAGCATACGTCGTATCAACTCCGCCAACTCCACCGATGCGGTCTCTGAAGTCAAATCGTAGCTTATAGCGTCATACGAGGCTGCCATTCTAGCGCTGGTAGTTCGCCTGCCTGCGATCCACGAAGCATTCTGGTTGCTGCCTCGGCCTTTCCTTCGTCCTTGCGCTGCTTCCAGTGTAGCCGTGACGTGGTACAGGGTCAGTGCGTATCCGCAGGCCAGAATAGCCTTCAGCCAGCGTCCGCGTGTCATGCGGTCGCCTTCCCATATTACGGAGTATAGTGGCATGTGCTGACTGAAGTAGTTGCTAGCAGCCTCCAGGTCCGCGTAGCACGACATGGATAGGCGATCTGTGCCGTCGTGCATGTGGCCCGAGTAGTCTCCCATCACGATCAGCTGTTCGGAGTCTGATTGCATCCAGCGTGCAGCTCCGAGTCGTCCTGGCTGGAGCTTGATCCCGCGGATCACCTCTCTCATGACGGTCGTCTTGCCGACTCCCGGCTCGCCGATGATGCCGACTGTATGGGTCATGCTGGCTCCTGTGCTGCTTCCTCGCCCCTCAACCTTATTTCTGCCTGCTCGTGGATCTCCGGCCGGATCTCTATGCCAATCCCGTTTCTCCCCAAACGCACGGCAGCCAAGCACGTTGTGCCCAATCCGCTGAACGGGTCCAGCACCGTGTCCCCTGCTCGGGTGAACTGCTTGATACAGTTAGTCGCTATTTCCGTGGGTTGTCCGACCACTTCCCCGTCGAGTTTCGTTTCCCGGCCATGGTAAGGCCCCCAAGCATCCGGTCCGTAGCTGCTGTAAAGACGGTCTGTGCGCAGATTCATCACCGGCTGCAAATCCTCCTTCTGGTACGTCGCGATAGTCAAAACCTGATGGCTGTAAGCATTGTATTTCATGGATTTAATGGCAAACTTCTGGTCTAGCATGTAGTATCCCGTTTTTGTTGCTGCCTGCCACAGATAATGTGCTTTCGGAGAGCATCTGGACCGATTTCTTCGATAACCGGTGAACGCCACCGTCACTGTACCTCTGGTGGGCCTTATCGCTCCGAGGAGACTTTCGCACACTATGCGGTAGCTCTCCGGATGCCGCACGCTCACGCCTAGCTGCTCGAAATCTTCGTAGTCTGGCAGACCGGTGAATACATATTCGTATTTCAGTCCGGCCATTTTCTCCCAGCTGTCCCCGATTATCAGCCTCCCGCTGGCCGTCATGGTGTCCCTCCCATCAGTATTTTCAGGGGCTCCCATTTCTGCTTGTCTCCGTTAGCCCACGCCTCCACTCGCGGCATTCTGCCGTGTCGCTCCAGGCTGCTGTTCCAGTCCTTCTGGTAGGCGTGTCTGGAGGTCTGGGGATGGTTCTCGTACAGCAGCTCGTGTGGGATGACTCGTTGTCGTCCGTCCATGTACAGGTCCCACAGCCAACTGTGCTCCGGCCAATCCCTCTGCATCTGAGTTATTTCAACGTGCTGCTCGTCGATATAGCAGCCGCCGTACCGGCTCCCTCGGTGTTGCCTCTTATAGTTGCAGCAGGCCGTCTCGAGGGTAAAGTACCCAGCCCTGTCCCATTGTCTATCCCTCATGTATTCGGCTGCCGTACGCTCCAGATAGGCGACGTCCGTCTGGGATACCGCCTTGACGCTTAGGTCATCTCGCCCGATGCAGAATGCCCAGCCGGCTCGGTGGCTCGCTCCGTCTGCGAATTCCATGTTGGGGGGGTCAATCGGCGCGCTGGTAAACCGCGCAAGGGCTTCCGCGAAGCACCAGTGCCCCATCCTGCCCCAATGATACCACTCGCTCTGGCAGCGCAATCTCAGGCGGGTGTAATTATAGTTTCGATCGTCGCTGTCTAGGCTCGCTCCGATGTAGCAGCCTAGCGTCCCGTATGGTCTGATCGCTTCCCCGACGCTTCTAAGGAACTTCTCAAACACGAGCTTCCTGTACTTGCAGTCAGGCGAAAACAGCAGCCGGGACTTGTGCTTGCAGAAAAACTCCACCACCGGATCCATATCCGCGGTAATCTCGGGGAACTCCACCGCGAACATGCTCTCACACGGTCCGGCGTACGTCGCTCCGTGGAACAGTGCCATCGTGCAGCGCTGCTCGTGGGTCCACCCCGACTCGTCAGCTATCCACGTCTCTACAGCGATGTCCGGAGAGCAATCATTTGTAGCGCAATGGAAGCGGTAAAACAGATCAAATCCACGCTTCCGATGCTCAGGAAGTCGCCAATCTGGCCACTCCTCTACTCGCCGTAGAACCTTAGGGCGTGAAGCACCGCTTCCGCAGGCGTCGTTGCGTGGCCGCTCTCGCAAATTGCTTTTACCGCCGTCTGCCACTGCTGGAATCCCTCGTTGTCATAGAACAGCTGCACAGTCCGCACGTCGGCATTTGAGGCGTCGTCCGCCTCGCCTACTGTAGCTCCTCGAACCATCCGCGTAATCTGCGCTCGGAGTACATCGCTCTCTATCTTAGATCCGTCCAGAAGTCGCAGGAGGGAGCTCTTGTCGATCCCCGCCATATCCGTTGTGGAGTCCAGCGATGCCAGTAGCGTCTCCGCTTCCGCATCCGTGACATCGAGGATCAGCACTGGCACTCGTGCGTCCGGGTCCAGGCTGGCGCGAAGGTGCCCGTCTATCAATCTCAGCTTCCCGTTCTCCCGCTCGTATGCCACGGCAGCGTCGCACCATCCGAGGTCGCCTAGCATGTCCAGGAGCGCTTTCCGCTGCCGGTCCGGGTGTCTGCGCCAGTTGCTGGGATGCGGCTCCAGGTCGCCGGCTCGGACCCTTCGTAGGCTCTTAATCCTGTCTCGCACTTAGTGCCCCTTCCTTATCGGCTCCCAGCGTTTCTCCGGCAAGCCTCCTCTTGGCCCACTCTAGCTCCTCTCGTGGCCCCTTGCAATTCTTCATCTTTTCGCGGAAGTAAAACACGAAGCTGATGCGGTCGTATAGCCCTGGCGTCCCCAAAAACGGTGTATTCCCGTGCCACTGGTGCACGTCAGCCAGGAGGACATCCCCCGTCCGGAACTCCACTGCGCAGCGATACCGCGGGAACACTAGATACGCTCCTCCTCCAGTCCCTGCCCAGAGCGCAGTCATTACGCCCAGTCCAGGCTCGTAGTCTCCAGCGTCTTTGTGCGCTGCCGTCCTCCAGTTTTTGTTGATCGTGATCGTAGTGAACGCTGTATTCTCGATAACCCAGGCCGGGTCCGTGCGCCTGACAATCTCCATCTGTGCATCTCTGCGAGGCTTCGCGTGGGCCTCGAATACGACATCAGCTGCCGAGGCTATACCGGCCACCGCTGCCGCTTTCTTTGGCCAATTCGCGTTGAATGCTGTCTGCCTGCAATACGGGTACCTCGGGTTGCGGTCGAAAAACCCAGCTATTCCTGAACGTACTTTCGTTGCGTTGTTGGTGTTGGATATGGTTCCGTCTTCCTTCAACGCTCGGTACCGCGTGCGGCTGCGAGCTCCGATGGGGTTCCCGTCCTGGTCGCCACCGACATGGTCGTGCAACTCGCCGCCAGCCATCCCTCGGTTGTCGGACGTCAGAGTCACGTCTCGAAGGTGATTATAGGCTCGGTTTGTGGTTTCCTTGTCAATTGCCGAGGTCACCAGTGTCAGCAGTGGAGCCCCGCTGGGAGTCGTCACTGCGGTCGTTTCTCCGCTCACTAGGACGTCGTAGTGACGGTGATCCAGGAACGTGCCTGCCAGCTTGTCTGCCTCCGCTTCGGAGATCTCCCGCGTCAGTCGTATCCGCTTCATCCTCCACCTCCTCAACGTCGAAGTCCAATCCGTAGCGTCCAGCTGCGTAGGCTGCGCGGACTAGCCCGCGCCAATCTTTTTTGGGGTCGCGTAGCAGGATGATGATTCCCCCTCGCTTATGACTCTGATCTCGATAGTGCAACGCTTGCCCGATGGCCTCAGCCCATTTAGCAGCGTAGTCGATCTCCCACACTTGTACCGCGTTCGCTAGGTCTGCGCGGGTTCCGTCCCGCATACGCACCTCTGTCTGCGCTTGGTATTTCGTCGCTAATCTCTCAGTTTCTTCGCGTTCCCCGGCTGTAGTAGCCAGTGCCGCAAGTATCACCGCAGTCAAAAATACCGGATAGTTAAAGCTCATCTTGGGTCCAAAGCGTATGCTCCTGTGCTAGTCAGGTACACTCGTCGTGCCCTGGTCACGTGTTCTCCTGTGTCGCAGCGCACAAAGTATTGGCACGAGTAAGGATCAAACGATACCCGTGTACCTTCGTCTTTTCCCCTGGTCATCCCCCTGTCGATTATTCCGCTGATCCATGCGCAAACGGTCCGAGTCCTCTCCCGCTGGATCCATTGCCGAGTCGCTTCGCTCACGCAAAACTCAGGCTGATGAATCGTAGCTGTTGTCAAGTGGTGCGTCACCTTCCCAGACTCCCGGACTGACCAGACGTACCGATTACGGTTTCCTCGCGTCTTGTTCAAATTTCGGTAGCAGTCGACTCGTTTTTTTTTCGCGCCGCCGCCGACTGCATGGCAGCAAGGACCGCGTCGCTATCATTGTCTGTCCCTGTTGCGGCTCGCGCGGATTCGACCAGCGTGTCGTATGCGTCATACTGTGCATTCGTCATGATCACTGTAGCCATACGCACATGAGGTACCTCGATCTCCTCACCATCATTCTGCCAATCTCCCTCAATTCCGTTGCCCGCTGCGGTGGCGTTCTGCCCACCGTCGCCCAGATCCAGAGTCCGCGGATACTGCCCGTTTAGCGTGTCGAACAGGGCTGTGGTCTCATCCGTAGGCGTTATTCGATCCAGTAGGGACCGCATAGCAGTCGAGTCTGATGTCGCTAGCATCCCGATAGGGTCGTGCGTCGCTAGGAGCTTCTGGCCCTCCGCCGCGGTAATGTCCAGCATCAAAACCGGGATTCGCTCGTCCGGGTCCAGGCTGGCGCGAAGGTGCCCGTCTATCAGCTGCACGCCCCGCTTGGTTTCGTAACCTATCGCAGCTTTGCTGTGCCCGATAGATGCCAGGAGGCCCTGCACTGCATCTCGCTGCTCCCGTGGGTGGTTCCGCCAGTTAGCCGGATTCGGCAGCAGATCCCCCGCTCGAATCCTCCGGAGGCTCTTTATCCGGTCCTGAATCTTCTGCTCGCTCTGCGACATTCTCAGTCCTCCGCAATATAGCTCGCGCCAATGCTACTGCGTTGGCTGCCTGCTGGGCCACCGTCAGCCCCTGCTGAGCCAGATACGCATTGCCCGCGAATCCAGCGCCAATGAGTCCGGCCAGAAACTGCTCATCGCTTAGTCCGCCGACGATCGGTATCAGGAGCTCTCCCGGCAGGGGTATCGCCGCCTGACTTGGGAATGCGCTAGGCGCTGGAGTGAACTGCGCGGACGTGCGGAATTCTCCTGGCAGCGTAATTGGCTGGTGGTTTCCCGTGATGTTGTTCATTTTTTCGCCCTTGTTCTAGTCGCGTCTGCCATTTTCGATCCTGTCTAGGATCGCGATCGAGACGTCAATCTTAGCTCCGAGCGTTCCAACCGCTCGGCCAACGTCACCGATTTGGTCAGCGTGTCGCTCCAGCTGCTGTCTATGCTGTGCGTTAATGTACTCCTGGTGGTTCCACCGTGGGTCATCTTGATGGGTGCCGTTTTTTCTCCGGATGAGTGGTGCAACCACTTTGTCGACAACCACCCAAAGCACGACAACAAGCGCTGCCACAATCCCGTTTTCCAGCACGTCCATCGTCGTCGGTCCATCGCGTATATGTCCGTAGTTATGATGAGATGCCGAATGACTCCTTGGTCCAGCCTCCGCCGTCCTTTTTGCTGGCTTTTTGGATGGCAGTCATGAAAAATGGCCAATACTTCTCAGCCGCTACCTTTATTTTCACCCGCGCGTCATCCTCCCACCTTCCTTTGACCTCAACGAATTCCAGCGTGCCGTCCGCGTGCTGCACCATGAAGTCCGGCGTGTACCAAGTCCTCTTCGCAAGGCGTAGCTTAATTGGCTCGTACCACCACTCCACAATCGCGTCCGCCGCTTTGTAACCGTCGAGCTCGAGCGCATATGCTTGCTCCAGCTTGTTCATTACGCCAGGGGTCGGTCTCGACCTACCCCGAGTCAGTCGCTTTGGCATGGCCATCGTAATCATCTCCGTTTGGTGGTTTCCCGTCAATGCTCCGCTGCCGGACAAGTGTGTGCATCTCAGACGCTGCACTGCCGACGTCCTCGTACCGTGCAGGATTCGGCTCTGGATCTGGGACGCCACCACCTCTGCGATGGCGTGATCTTGTCTGTAGTGGCTTCTGGAGCCTCGTGTGGCCGGCGTTAATCGCAGTGCCGATGGCGTGCACAGCCTCTTCGACTCCCCAATCGCGCAACGTGTACAGCAGAGGCTTTAAAGTGTCTACCGTATAGCCCTGCCGATTGCTAGATCGGTAGGCTAGCCAGCGGTCAGCCGCTTCTCGACCAGCTCCCGCCTCAAATCCAGCTGGAGGCCCGAAATCGTCCGGGATCTCCGTCAGCCATTTCCTCCCTCCCAATCGTTTCCCCTCTGGGGGGATTAAGGGGGGTTTCTG